TATCAAACATTAAGTTGATATGGTACTTTTTGTTCTTATATTCAAATTCGTTGTTTAAACCGCTTGGATTGTTCTCAACATCATTACTTCTTCTTAGATTGAGCATGAGTCTTCACTCGCTTCTTACGACCAGTATATTCAGTAACCCGTGCTTCATGCTTTTGACGTTCACGCTGTTTAGCCGTTCCATCAAGTTTTTCTTTGGTTTCACGCAAAACACGGATAGTTTCAAATAAAGCATAGGATTGCTGATTGTAGTAATCATAAATGTGTTTGCCGGCACCTTGAACACCTAGCACCTCGTCAAGTGTCTCTTCAGCATCGTGGACAACTTGCTTGTATTGATTAGCAAGGTACTTCTTACGTTGATCGACAGTCATCTCTTCAAACTCATCGGTTTTCTTAGTTTGCTGATCATAGAAATCTTGTACTTCAAGCTGTAAATCAAGCAATGATTGGTCGACAGCATCATTAAAAATTACGTTGTATGTTTCACCGCCGATGATAATTTTTCGTTTGAAATTAAAGTTAAATCGCTTATCTAAATCCATATTGATTGCAGACATTATGTATTCCTCCTATCGTCTCACGTCACTCGTCTCTGTCTTTTTGATGAATTAACTAGGCACCTTGTCCTTGAGCATTGTCACTATTGGTGGGTACCCGCTGGAATGTACTTAGGCTTACCATTAAATACTAATGTTACGTTGAATGTTTGCTTAGCGCCCGGTTGTCCACCGAATGGTGTTTCGTTAGTCAAAGTGACACGGCCAACGACCGTATTCCCTTGTGCGTCAACATACTTGAATAGTGTCTTTAAGTCATCACCGATGCTGAGGAACTTAGAAGCTAGATAATCTTGTGCCGGATCACCATAAACACGATGACCAGCAAGTACGAATTGAATCCGCTTTGAAGTAACGTCTGAAGTACCAAATCCTTCACCGTCATAATATTCATCGTTTGCGGTAGTTGGATTGTCAGTAGGCGTTACGTTGTTAATACCCTTTGCTAATTTTGCCCATTGAGCCTTTTCGTAATTTTCGGGGTTTTTTTCCCCATCAGTTGCAATAAAGAATTGATTTCTCCAGTTAAGAAGAAATTCGCCAATTTTGGTTGGTGCACCTGTATCAGCCATTTAAATCATCCTTTCTCGAAAGTGTCTACTGTTATTTTGAAATCAAACGCATACGTGATTGTTCCGCTTGTGTCAGCCATTGTCGGGTGAGGAAACGAAGCAATTTCTAATGTTGAGAAAACAAAAGAGCCATCTTTTGAGGTGACTCTAAAATCGTTATCACCAAGCACGTTAGCAATCTGCCACAGTACTTGATTAATCAATTCCTCGTCGCTACCTCGCATGATTACCTCCATGAAATATTGCTCAGTCTTATTTCCAGCATAATCACGCTCAATCACATTAGAACCCGGTAACATTTGCAATCGTAGCTCTGGATCATGCTTACCGTCCAAGTAGCCAAGCAAACATTTAAGCGGTAAATCTAGTGAATTGATTGAGTCTTTTACTCGTTCTTTTAGATCCATTATTGACCTCCTAGCAATGAATCAGTAACCTTATTTAGCCACCGATTCATATACAATGACTTTGCTTTCAAGTCCCAGCGTTTGGTTGCCTGTGGATGTTCTGAACGGGTGTAATTAACCACCGGATGACCATTAATCATTCCATAGAACTGTGCCTTAGCGTAAGGCTGATCATAAACAATTGTTTGTTTATTACCACTAATATGAGCTGAACCAGCTAAATGGCCTTGCTTGTATGGTACAAACTGATCCATATCCTGCATGGCTTGGTTAGCGACAATATAGTTAGCCTTTTCTAAATTAGCTTGGCTAAATATTTCGGATAGCTTTTTGCCGTTATAACTAACTCGTACACTCATCACAGCACCTCCAGTTCGTATGAATAAACCTTGTTACTATAAGGCTCTCGATTATCCACAATATTAGTAATCGTGTAATCTCTACCTTCAAAAGTGAGGTGAGCGCCTATCCAATCCGGTGTAATCTTCGGTAGCGGATCTGAAATACCAGCAAGCAAAAAGACGATCGCATTAGCTGTGATTGTCCGACTGTTACTCGAACCTGAATAAATCGTCTGTGGTTGAACCAACACGTTGTTAATTGCTTGCTCCACAGTCTTTTGCTTCCCATAGTCATCTTCTTCACCAGTTGGCACTTGAAGCGCTATGGATTGATTACACATCTTTTTAGGAATGCGTGGCAACATACCAATCACTCCCTCGACCACGATAAAGCAAACCATAATGAGCTAACAAACGGTAAGCTTCACGACAAACACCATGAATCATCCCATTTGTTGATGCATGGTTAGTTGGCTGTAAGGACAGCCGACCAATCGAAATACTATTGAAGTCATCCCCGTTAACATATGAGGAGGTAATCCCCGTTTCAACAATGAAATCAATTTGTTCACAGATAGCTGCTTTATAGGCATCTACCCGCTTCAAATTCTTATCTTGACTAATATCGTGATCGTTATAGTAGTAATCAATCACGCCATCAATTGCTCGCTGAGCTTGTTTCTCAACTAAATCAAAGTCAGAAGTAAATTTAAACTCTGTATAGCCTAAATCGTGATATTCACTGAATGTTAGGTGTGCTGGATAAGCCATTACTTACCACCACCGTTAACTACATTGAGTAAATCATCCTTGCTCATCGTTGAGGTATAAGACAAGCCGTGAGCGTCCATATAAGCCTTAATCTGATCTACCGTTTGAGCAGTCGTCGGCTTCACGCTACCCCTTGGATCGAAAGCCGGGACTGATGCCCCGCCTTGATTAGATGTTGAAACATTTGTCGTTCCTCTATCAGTTGACGGGGTTACTATTTTGGGGAAGCTGCTACGTAAATAGACTTCTTAGCATTATCGAATACTAGAATGTCGTAGTATGATAATCCCTTAATGGTTGTCCGATAACCAGAACGATCAGTGGAAGCGTCAAGAACATCAACAGTATCATACTTAACGATTGGTGCTAATGCGTAGAGTGGTACTGCCATGAAGTTAACGTTGTCAGAAATAGTTAGCCCTGAAATACGATCCTTAGCACAAGTAAGGATAGGAACCCCACCATCAAGTTGACCAACCCGCCGATCAATTCCGTTGATTTGTTGAGTGTTAGTAGAGAAGTTCTTAGTAACACCCTTAGCGTTCTTTAATGCCCGGTAATAACCGGCAGAAGCAAAGATAACATAACCACCAGGAATTTCATTATCAATCATGTATTGTTCAAGGTCATCATAGGCATCGAGAGCATTGCCGCTAGTGATTGTGTCAGCAACTAGCTTCCCACCATTCTTAGCAGTGTCGTAAATCTTTTGAGCAGCGAACTTATCACGATGAGGAACGGTAATTAACCGTTGGTGTTCACGAACAACGTTAGCTACTTGGTAGGCGCCGTTTTCAGACATATCAAGTTGATCAAGGTCGTATCCAATCCAATCTTCTTGGGTGAGGTCAAACGTTTCCTTTTCAACGTTTACATTATGACGAGCATTGTCACCATTCCGGTTATACTTTGCCGCTTCAACAAAGCCTGAAAGCTTGTTTACTCGTACGGTATGAACTCCAGTAAAATCGGCAGCAGTAATTGACTTAGCACCACCAGTCAACGGTTGCCAAATTTGAGAATCAGCTGCAAATTGTTTATCAATTGCATTTAAGTCCTTTTGATCTAAAGCAATCATTTAATATCCTTCTTTCTTTAATCCTTAGCTTCTTGCATTCGCTGAGCGATTCGATCAACAAGCCCATCTCCAGAATTATTATTGTCGCTATTGCTAAACTTATTACTCAATGTAACGTTTGGCTTAGACTGATCAGCTTCAAATAAGAAGCTGTTATCCTTCTTTACTGCGTCTAATTGTTCTGATAATCCATTCAATGAACCGTCATCGTTTACACTCACTTTTTCCGTGTCGATCAATGGAAGCACGGTCTTAATGTTCTTAGCCTTTGCATCACGTAAAGCACCTTCAATTTTGAAGCTCTTATTTTGCTTTGCTAATTGATCTTGGTAGTTCTGCTTAGCCGTTTTGTTATCCTCTTGTAACTGCTTAATCTGGCCTTGAAGCTCTTCGTTGTCCTTAGCCGACTTTTTCAATGTGGTTAATTGCTCATCACGATCATCAATTTGCTTTTGCAAGCCATCTCGTTCACTAGTTAAACCATTGATTTTGTCATTTAAAGCATTAACATCTTTACCATTCTGGGCCATTACAAAATTAATTTGCTCTTCACTAAGGCCATGCTCCTTTAAATCGTCACGCTTCATTGCGATCTCTCCTTTACGTTAGTTGTTTACGGAGTTACGAACTCCGAGAATTGATTGCATAACAAAAGAGCCTTTTAACGACTTGCTCGGGTCAAATACTAATTAACTATTTTTTCTCTGTTGTAATCACGGGTAAGAATCGGTGTTTTATGATTTTCATTCGTTTTCTTGATAAACTCTCGCATATTCGCCTGTCGTGCCCGTATCAGCGTTTTACACTTATTTACTTGTTCTCCATCGCCCAATTCTTTAGCAGCTACTAGGCGGTGTTTAGCGTCTCTGATAGCACGCTCCCTCGCCCTTTGCTGTTGAACAAGCTTACCGTTTTTAATTGCTTCTTTTGGGTCATATTGTGGCTGATGATTAACGTTTACTCCTGGAACGTATGGAAATAATACGTGTCGACAATTAATACCTTGTGTTCCCGCTGGTGTACCATAGCCATGATTATAGATACTGTCGTACCGATCATCATAATTAGAACTTTCAGGTGGTACCAGATTAACCACGTGTCCTTGAATGTAAGCACAGGCTGGACGGCTGTTAGGATGACTACTCATTAATGCTAAATGCATATCAAAGTCTTTCATCCGTTGTAAACGTAGCTCGTTGTAAGTCCGATTAACTGTCGTATTGATTACCATACGAGAATAGCCCTCAATGCTCCAATTATGGCCTGCTTTATCAACAAGTTTCGTAGGTAAGCCGTGATCAACTGCACGATAGACCGCACTTTCGACAGCTTTTTGGTGAGTCATTAGACCAGATACAGTTGCTAACGTTGATTCAGTCAGTATCTGCCGATATACCCTTGTAGTTGCCGTAGCTCCATAATTACGGCTGATTAATGATTCATTAATGTTATTGTTCAAGTCATCCCAAGTTTGGCTCACAACGGCTGTGAGAGTGTTTTGGGTGTCATTAGATACAGGCTCACTTCTACCAGTTATATCTTGCAACTCACCATCAACTTCATTGATTACTTGAATGCCATGAAATTTGATTAGATCCTTAACTGCTTCTTCACTCAAGCCATCCGCATGTGCCATTAGCTTCATAGTCTGCTGATTAAGCTTACCCATTTGGGCTAACTGCTTAGCTTGCCAAGTGACAACATCATCCTTACTAACGTGTTTGTAATCTCCAGCCTTTAACGTATCAATAATCGTGTTAAATATCTGTGATTGCAGTTGTTCGTAAAGGTCAGATCGGAAGAGCGTCGTGTAGGGAAAGAGTGTAGATCTCGGTGGTCGCCGT